CCGGTCCGCTCCCCCCGTAAATTCCCCTAGGCGGGGTCGCGCGGGAGACGTTTCTGAACACGAAGGAGGGAAGATGGCGGAATTTGAAACTAAGACGTGTCGTGAAGCCTTAGAGGAGTCGATCAAAACTGCGCGCCTTCCCAAGAGGCTGTCTGCGACAGTTGCCGCAGCTCGTGTTCTCGCCGACAGGATCGACGAGATAGCTCCGATGGGATTCGTAGATAAATCAGGGAAGCTTGATAACGTGTCTGTCCCGACATACCTGCGCTATCTCTCGGCGCTTGGCCTTACCGCCGAGCCTAAGCCCAAGAAGCCAGGGCCCAAGCCGAAGGAGGCTGACCAGCTAGCCGGCTTCATGTCAGACCATGGCATCGGGTGAGGCCGCGCACGGCTCAACGGAGCCTCGGATCTTCTCAAGGCCGCTCAGAAAGCTCACGCCGAAGACCTCCCTGGGCTTCGAGGTCATCGACTTCGCCCGCGTCGTCCTGGGCGTCATTCTCTTCCCGTGGCAGTGCTGGCTGCTGATACATGCGCTCGAGCTGCTCCCTGACGGTCGGTACCGCTTCCGCC